TGAAATCAAGGGCTTAGCACTGAGGAAAACCCAGAATTTCATCCTAATACACTGTTATTGGTACAGAAATTGGTACGGAATTCACATCGCACACACATCGAAAAAGCCCCGCATTGCTTGAAACGATGCGGGGCTTTTTCATTGTTAAATAATGGTTTGACCGTACATCGAATGACGGCTATAGGCCAATACGGTCATACGAAAATATCAGCTACAGGCTCAATGTGAAAAATTTTGATATCTGTTTACAACGCGCCACATCAATTAGTCAAATTGCACTTGTCCTTATAGCCGCATTCACTATTTTTTACTCAGTGATCCCTTTGTATCAGAAAGAACTGGCTAGCGAGCAACTTGCACGAATTCAGATCGAGCAGCTGAGAGCGGAGGATCGCCTAGCTTTTTTAAACGCAAGTTACGACTCTAAATTGCAGGAGATTGAAAAGGCGCGTAATGAGATCGATGCTCTCGTCAAACAATCCAAAGAAGAGAGAGACAATCTTCAGCAATTAAATCTAGAAGTGCATGAAAAAGATGCATTGCTTGCCAAAACCAATAAGTCACTTTCCATCACAAAACGCGAGATGGAGTCTGCAAATCTAAAACTGGTACGATCTCAAAAGTTAAAATTTGTTCAAGCATTAGAGTGGTATACGCTTATTGAAGCTCTAGATGATAAATGCGACATGGCTATGGCAAAGTGGACGCGCCCCAGTGATCCATCAGTTTCAAAGACAAAGTCAGTAGGTTGCGATCCGTATCAGACTGTCAAGCTAGCAATACATAATATTCAACAGCCGGAGGCTAAAGACTCTTCTGGGGATGACTTGCTTTTACCTGGTGAGAACATACAGAACTGGTCTCGCATAGCAGCAGAATTAATGGAGAACAATAAACCCTTACTGGCGGACCAAATGGATTACTCTTATCGAGATGAATTAATACGCAAGGCAGAAATTGAACCTAGTCGAACTGGCTCGAAGGACGAGATCGAAAGATCTTTTAAAGAGAGCGTTGAAGCCTCCATGGCAGTTCTGCATTACGAGAACGATATCCAAGAAAGAAATCGAGCCGCCGTTCAGTCGTACATAAAGCTGTTAAGAGGAATGCTTAAATAATCTTAATTAGTGATCAAGCCATACCTCCAGGTTCGTGCGGTATATTTAGGATCCGCCGATGCCCCCCCTGGATTAGTACGTTTCTGCACGACTGCTGCCGACTCAAAGCGGATGCTTATGGCCGAAAGCGGCGCCTAGTTGGCTCCTATGATGGATTGGGCGTAGCCGCCTGCCTACCACCAGCCCCGCCTGGCCATGCCCTAACAAACACAATGCTTTGTAGCAATTTCTAAGCATCCAGCACGTCCACGAAGGGCACTACCGGTACTATGCTTTTCCTTTTACAAAAGGAGTCGATGCTGTGGCTGACGAATATTCGTTATCGGATGTGCTGGAAAGGATCTACCAGAATCAGCTCGGCCTGGAAGCAGCTTTGATGGAGCTGACGCTTCATGTTGAACAGCAAGGTTGCACTGAAGTCGGAGACAACGTCCGCGGGGCCTTGTGGGCGATTGGCGAAAACGCCGGATACATCAAGCAAGGACTGGCCAAGCTCAAGCGAAAGAGTGGGAGCTAACCCTCACCCTCCCAGGTCTGCTTTCGGCCAAAAGCGGACGTTCTGCGACCGCTGTCGGCCTGAAGCGGCCAGTCACAGGCTGGTGGACAGGAGGCATTGCTCCATTCACACGGCTCCAAGGTTCGCGTAGGGTGGGAAATCTCAATGCGTTTCCATCAAATGCTTATCCACGTCACCTTGCTGTTAACACCTGTGTTCGGGGAGTGAAACATGGACGACTACGAAGAGTACGACGAAAAAATTCCTTACCAGAACCCTGAAGAAATTGATCAGATGGCGATTTACTCGGTTCTAAACAGCCTGGTGTTCTTCGCAAACAATCTCGACTTTAGCAACCAAGCGATGAATCTCACGATTGTGGATGAGTTCATCATGGATCTTGAATACGGATACCTTCGTAGTAAATTCGACGAGACAAACACGCCTTACCAGTCGATATTCCTGTCTGCGCAGTCACAGATGTGGATTTTCTCTGCTTACGAGCTGATGCGCACATGGCGCGAGAAAATCAGTAAGTACCTCAAAGCAGCAGACAATGGCGGGCTGCCGCTCAAGCTGAAAGAACTGCAGAAGCCCATAGGCTACGAGAACTACACGATCCAAAAACGCATCGAGGAAATCAACCTGCTCATCGAGAGTCCAGATCTGGTTGAGACGATGAGGGATGACCTAAAACGAACTCAAATGCTGTTCACTCAGATGGAGCTCTTGCGGATGTCGCTCGCAAAACACCAGATGAGAAAGCGACCCAGCGCAGCCGTCCTGACACCTACTGTGGGGTACATGAATCGCTGGTGTGGCTCCTTGGAGTACCAGATCAACAGCGGCCAGGTCATCATCTGCAATCTGAGCCGCAGAGACATTGCGGATGGGATTCGAGCAATACCAGCAATGACTGTCCCCTCCGACGAAGACCTCAACTCATTCGAAATTGCTATGCGCGGGCCTAGTGATGATGAGCTCAAGTCAATGTTCTAATAGAGTGTCTTGCAGCAAAATGCCTGAACAGAAATACCCCTCTTAGCCGATATCTGTCGAATCTCAACGACTGCAACGGGTCGACTGCGGCCCTTCGTAAGGGTCAGCAATCGGCCATAAGCGGACGTTCGCAGCGACCTCTCGAAAGAATGTCGGTCTCCGTAACTGCACTGGATCTCGACCAAAAAAACACAAATCCACCGACAATAGCTAACTTCAACTCCTCGAAAAGTCGAAGAAGAAAAATCAACACTAATGGACGATTTGAGGGGATCTACAGCTGGACTCAATCGCTCTCGCAACACCATTCTCGATGCGATCGGATAGCATCCATAGACAGCCCTGGCGCACCGTTTGTTCTTACCCTAACTTTCTTGCCCGCAAGGCCGGAGTATTCAGAATTTTCCAGACTCGGTTTGAGCTGCAACTTTAGATCGTCGCATAAGTAGATCAAGCCTCTGTCCCACAGCGTGTGCAAATCGCTGCGTAGCAAAAGTCCGTTGCTAATATGATTTGTTTCTGGCCCTAAAAATGGGGTGATATGCGCGGCTTCCAATACCTGCATAATCGCCGAACCCGTAATAGCGCAGCGTCCCCCATAAGCGGTCAGCAATCCACTTCGAAACGCGCCCTGTCCCTGACGTTTGGTGATTTCTCTAAGTGTGCGTTCACGGTTATCTTCGACTCCACTCGGCGAAAATATCGACGAGCTGTTGGCCGATGGGTCTACCGTTAAGCCATCTAACGCCAACGTAGTGCTTTCAAGGTTGAAAAAACCGTCCTTCCATGAGATGACCTTTGCCAGCCCTAATACTTGGTATGTGGTGACCTTAGGTTTCTGTGAGAGCTGCACCAAAACTGCAACAGGCACCCCGTCTTCCATGCACCTCTTCAGCCCTTGATTTGTAAAGAGCTTCGCGGAATCACCGCATTGGGATTTTTCTTGAGCGTAGGAGTAGTGCCAGCTTCCGTTATCTTGATAAACAGGCTTCTCATCACCGTAGGAGCTATCCAGCCTCTGGCTGATGGACAGGGCGTAAACCAGTCCCGATGGTTTGTAGATGCCCTTCGCTGAGATTGCAACGGTACTAGGAGCTTGCTGGAGCTGCCTCCAGGTAAGGATCTGACCTGCGTGTTGCTCAAACCAAGCCAACAATTGCGAATGGCTGATTGGACTTTTCTTTTGGATCGTATCGTTCATAAATAGAGTCATCAGCCAGTCCACTTAGCATTAAATGAGGGTGCAGCTAACCCTTTCAAATATTTAGCCAATTCGCCGCATCGAACAGTTGAATTCAAAGTCAAAAGCCGACACTCGACGGCAACTAGAAAACGGAACTTATTTAACTGTCGCCCAAAAGGAATTTAGTTATCCCCTTACGGAAAGCGTTAATACGTATAAATGATCCCTCATCGCTAACGGAAGAAATAATTTTCCGACTTTCCAAGGCTTTAGCAAACGTCATATTTTTCTCGTTTTTAGGTAGCTTTTGTCGCGTATTTTCTTTCACAAACTGACAATACGGATCTGGCGCAGCACGTAAAGCTTCAGTAACCTCTGCATCCGTAAGTATTTCGAAAGATTTAAACAACAAATCTACTGCAACTTTTTGTGAAGAGCAATTTGCGAGGCAGTAAACAACAATCTCGCGATTAAAATCATTGACATCTGAAACTTCAGAAGACAAATAAAGCGAGACTTGGTCAGTAGCGATAACGCTCGCTCGCAATTCTTCGAGACTAATCCACTTTACTACCTGTGCCTTTTGGTGGCCTGACAGCAACGCAAGAAGGTTGAGCTTTACATCAATATCTATCGGATAATTATTTATTTGCTTTACAAAGCTGAAAAAGTATCTTTTTATTAGCATCGCCCTGAGCAACGGACTATTAGAAGTTTCTGCAAATGTGTTCTCGTTAAATGCGATCTTACCGATGCGTGCCAAAACTATCTTTCTGTCCAACGGCATGTCTTCAGAAAATTTCAGATAAACATAAGGAGAGCACTGACAAAGTTTCTCATAGTTCAGGATTCCAATGTCAACATTGTTAATGACAAACCAAGATAGTGCTTTCCCGTCTTTATCATCACCTTCAGCCATTGGCATTTGAGTACCTACTAGATCATTGACAACCGTTTCACTGTCGAGAAATTTACTGAGGCGGATTGTGTCGACATCATCGAGACAGTAGTAGTCAAAAATGTTTGGCCATCCAACAACAACTTTTTTAGCAAAAAGAACTTCACCCCATATAAACTTAGGCAGGCGGTGAAAACTCTCGAATATGAAATTTTGACGCAGCACATATTGAGTTGCTAAACCCTGGTCTACGTCGGGATGATTGGTGATCTTAACTATCGCATCTTCCGACTCTTCAGAATTGCTCTCCATCATCAGAGCCACATCTTCCAGGTAAGAGTTAACATCCTCCAAGACATATTCATTTATCGCCTGGTTTTTTGCCAAGCTAATCGACGTGTAATTAGCCGCTCGATAATTAGCCGACGCACCATCGTACTCCTCTACATCCTGACAAAGAGTGCGAAAAGCAAATTCAATGTTATTTACGCTCAGCAAATATAAGGAATTCTGGCAGGCATAAACTGCCAGCTCCTTAAGATGGCCTAACTCTTGGAGATTTTCCAATTTAACAGACATTAGCTTTAATGCCTGGTAACCATTTGCGAAAGAAATATTCTCGGAAAACACCAAGTCACTGTGAGTTGCCAAGTACCGCGATAACGCACCACCGATGTTCATTTGAGTCGCGACATACGCTGGATCCGCATAGGCTATGATATTAGCGACATGCTTCGGTGATTGATCGCTGCCTATAGATGCAACACCATAACCGCTCCAGTTTTCTGATACTGCTTTCGTAAAGGCGTCGACCGTCCGACCGGAAACCCAATAAGCTTGAAAAAAAATTTCCGTTTCTGAAAAACGTCTGCTTATAAATTCGACTGCACTGCGGATTTTAGAAAAGCTGACTACGTTTGTCGCCAGAAGATAATCCATAAGTGCAACATTAAGAACGTATTCTGCACCGAAATCTTCTTCGCGCATCTCTGCTACAACTTCGCGAGGATTGTCGATTCTTGCCTCAGGATCAACAGGTCGAAAGTCACGGATCATTTGTATAAAATTCCAATCGTTGCGCGACAAGCGCCCTTCATGAAAAATAGATATGTACAAATGATAGGTCTCGTCCAAAAATCCGTTTTTAACTAAATATTTTAAAAGCCGTGAATCGCTTATCTCGGAATCGGCAATCGCGGCATCAATCTCAGCATTCGCATGGATCAAAAGTTTTTGCAGAGGCAGCCTGGCGAAGTCAGCCTTATCTGACTTGATATCGGTAATCTCGGCATTTAATTGATTGCGTCGCAATGCTAATTTGTTAAGAACTCGCTCACTTCTGACTGCAAATTTTGAACCAGGTATCGCTTTTTCCTCTAGTTCACGAAAGGAAAGACTTAGCGAGATCTGGGTCGGTTGAATATGATAATAGCTGGGCTGAGCCACCATTCCATGAATACGGATCGGATTTTCATTAAATACTTTTTTGAAGTTATCCCAGTTCAACAGATCGTCAAGTGTTAATAATTCAGAGCCTGCATACACACCGTTGATAAAGTGTCCTGGATTTCCTCCGCAGAGTTGTCCCCAGAAAATCCGAACAAGATCTTCCTGCGCTGAGCAGAATTCATTCTCTGACTCTAAAATCAATTCTCTAAGGGCGTCAATTCTTATATCCGCATCAGTAGATGCTCTCGCTACGAGGTCTGAACGCAATTCAACAATATTGAAAAGAGCTCCTTTGCCATGATGCAAAGACTCAAAATCTTTCGGATAGGTATTTTTATATATAATTACTGCCAACAACTTATTATGGTTGGGCACTCCACCTATTTTTCCCTCATAGACCAAGAACTCGTTACATATATTTTTAATCAACCTGTAATCATCTAAGTATAGCGAAACCTCTCTCAAAAAATGACTATCGATGCTGACTTTGCTACCGTCGCGAGCAATACATCTCGCGAACATCTCTCGAGAGTTCGAGTTATTTATAATAGGAACAATCGGTGTTATGAAATCGAAAAACTTTGCTCTGTCCTTGTTAAAAAAAACATCATCCTTAATTGCGTAAAAAAACTTCAACGGCTGGGGCGCTTTTAGACCACCTATTCCACCATTACGCCTGGGGCGATCGTTAATGATCTTATTTATTTCGCGTAATTTGATGAATATTTCGGGGCTACCGAAACGATCAAGATCTTCAAATACCACAGCATCATAGTTGTTCTCTTCAAAAAAATATATTATCTCATCAAGATACTTATTTAAAATGGAGCTTTCTGGGGTTCCGTCTAGTTCAACCGCGCCGCCTTGTAGTGAAAGTTTTTTCACTGAGAGAGAATGGGAGGCTTTCAATGATTGAGAAACAAGCCGTGCAAAATATGAAAATACATATAAGCAACAAAAAAACCACAAAGGTTTAACGTCATCGACCGTTGTAACACTTAGAATACTTTCCCGTTCGCGATAGATATATCCACAGATGATGATCCAGAAAGCAAAACCCAGCGCATTGAGGCTCAACCAGTTAGGTTTTGTAATACGTTTAAATCTTGAATACGGCAAGGATCGAGTATCGGCACCATAGAGCATCTGCTGAAGAATACTTCTTTCAACTTTAACGGTGACCTCCTCTGAGGTCGGCGTGGTGTCTAAATTCTCGGTAGTATTCGGATCGCTAAATGTTGCTAATGATATGTTCAGAAAAAGAAAAGGAGAGCTCTTTTCGTAGGTTTTAATGACGCTAGTTTTTCCTGAACCGTAAGGTCCGGTAAGGGCAACGTTCCGAATGGAAGGCGTCCGCATAGCGAAATTCAGGGCATCTCTGTAGAGCCCATCTATGTCTGCATTAGTAACTGGCGTAAGGTCAAGAAAATCTTCAGAAATAGGTTTTTCGCGAGAAACAAGCCACAGGGCGCGTCTGAATTTCTTCGTGCTGCGAATTTTTTCGAATAGAGACTTTACCCACTTCAATTCAGTCTTCCTTGCGCAAAATATCCACCATCTTCGGCCTGACAAAAGCTGAAGCGCCTCAATACGCCATGATGGCATTATGCTCCAGTCCCGTACTACTGGCTCGCTTTTTTATGCAACCTGGAAAAACGTACAGCTCCATTGCCTCCGTGTTAGATCATACTCCCGACGTCAACGAGCAAATCTTGGTGTGGTCTAGATCTGCTCTGAAGTTGGTGTTCTTTTTTCCTCGCGTGAATTCATGACCGCTATTGGCCGATAGCAGACGTCTTACTACCTACAGTTGACCGTCCACAATTGATCCAAGCGAGTCGTGTAGCTCTGGCTCATCATTTCACGCCGCATGACCCATTCTGGGTTACTTGGGACGCTTGCCGCTCGCAGCGTCCCCCTTCCCCACCGCTCGTTGATCTGATCCAGTACAGCCATGACCTTGGTAGACTCTGTCGGTTGAGAAGCCGCAAACAGATCATCCGTGTATTCACCTGGCTGACACAGGTTCATCAGCAATACCTCGGCCTTGCTGTACTTGAAACCAGGGCGATACACCCGATCCAGCGCATCCACTGCAGCCTTGGTCAGTAGCCGGACGTCATCCGTGGGGTAAGGCATATCGATCACAACACCATTGGCGTACTTCGCCTCCTCCGGATTGAACATGCCGGTGCGAATGCTCACGCGCACTTTCCTGCACAGCGAGTTCTGCGCCCTGAGCTTTTCTGAGGCGCGCATCATGTACGTGGCCACCGCTTCCTTTATCGGAGCCAGTTCCGTCAGGCGGGTGCCGAACATTCGACTGCAGCAGATCTCCTGTTTCGGCGGATCGGGCTCATCTAGCTCCAGACAGGGAGTGCCAGCCAGTTCGCGCGCTGTCTTTTCGATCACCACACTGAAGTTTTTACGCAGTGTCCAAGGGTCGGCTTTGGCCAGATCCATCGCACTCTTGATTCCCATGGTATCCAGATGCGCTTTCATTCGACGCCCTACACCCCACACCTCTGAAACGTCGGTATTTCGCAGTACCCAGTCACGCTTAGTTGGGTCGCAAATATTGACGACGCCCCCCGTCTGCGCCTGCAGGCGTTTGGCCGTATGGTTGGCAAGCTTGGCCAGGGTTTTGGTGTGAGCAATCCCCACGCCCACTGGTATGCCGGCACACCTCAGTACCTGGTTCCGGATCTGCCGTCCGAGGCTATCTAGAGTGTTGATGCCGGTCAGGTCGACGAACGCTTCGTCGATGCTGTAGACCTCGACTGCGGGCACCATGGACTCAATCAGCGTCATGACGCGCTCACTCATGTCACCGTACAGCGCGTAATTCGAGGAGAACGGGACGATGCCGTGCTGCTTAAGCTTGTGCTTGATCTGGAAGTACGGCTCGCCCATTTTCACGTATGGCTTGGCGTCGTAGCTGCGGGCGATGACGCAGCCGTCGTTATTCGATAAGACAACGATTGGGACCTTTGCCAAGTCAGGACGGAACACCCGCTCGCAGCTAGCGTAGAAGCTGTTGCAATCGATCAGGCCAAACACCGGCACCTGCCTAGACATGACTGCGCACGCTACCAATGATCACGCCCCAGATCGCCAGCTCATCGCCTTCCATGACGTAACGCGGCGGGTACTTCGGGTTTTCAGACAGCAGGATGACCTCTTTCCCACGGATGCACAGCCGCTTGCAAAGCGGTTCGTTGTTGAGCAGCGCAACGACAATATGCCCATGCGCCGGCTCCAGTGAACGATCCACTACTGCTAAATCGCCGTCAAAGATACCCGCCCCCTGCATGCTCTCTCCGGCAATTTTCACCAAGTAAACATGCGGGGCACGAATGTTGAGCACTTCGTCGAGCGAGATGTGTGTTTCGATGTGATCCGCTGCCGGCGAAGGAAAACCCGCTGGCACTCGAAAAAGGCAAAGAGGTAATTTCCGACCGGCCACAGCAATAGGGCCTAGGATTGAAAAGCTCATGACGCACGACTTCCGATACTGTACGAATATACAGTTAACGTTCAGAACGGCGCTCGGTCAATTTCTGTAGGAAATATCGGATAGACGGGAGGGGGGTGTTCTCATGATTGGAAACAGAAAAATGATGACCAGCATCTGTCAGAACAACCCGCCCAACGCTGCCGGTTCCCAGTTCATGATCACCAGCTCGCCACTCACTTCGGTCTTCCCCTGCCGCTGATTGGCTGTGGTGTAGCGGATGTCCAGAGTCTCAAAGTGGAAGCCTTCGAACACGCGGCGGATGTCAGGATGATCGTTGATGCTGACCATCACTTTGCCTTTGCAGCGGCGCATGAAGTCGGCCATCCGTTCGTAGTTCTCGAATGAAAAGTCCACACCGTAGCCGGCGGTCTGCCAGTAAGGCGGGTCCATGTAGTGAAAGGTGTGAGCACGGTCGTATCGTTCAGCGCATTCAAGCCAGGGGAGGTTTTCGACATAGGTGCCGGACAGGCGTTGCCATGCGGCCGAGAGGTTTTCCTCGATGCGTAGCAGGTTGATGGCCGGGGCAGTCGTCGCCGTGCCGAATGTCTGACCCGAGACCTTGCCGGCGAAGGCATGGTGCTGCAGGTAGAAGAATCGGGCGGCGCGCTGGATGTCGGTGAGGGTTTCAGGGCGGGTCATCTTCTGCCATTCGAACACCTGCCGCGAACTCAGCGCCCATTTGAACTGGCGCACGAACTCTTCGAGGTGGTTCTGCACGACGCGGTAAAGCGTGACCAGGTCGCCGTTGATGTCGTTGAGGACTTCGACCGGAGATGGCTGGGGCTTCATGAAGTAGAGCGCGGCGCCGCCGGCAAAAACTTCGACATAGCATTCGTGTGGCGGAAAAAGCGGAAGTAGGCGGTCGGCCAGGCGGCGTTTGCCGCCCATCCAAGGGATGATGGGTGTAGACATGAAAGCAAGACCTTTACTGTATGGATAAACAGGTGCTAGGCTCGCCGCGCTTTGTGCACGGAGCAAGAGCCTTGGCTGGACTTGCAGGGACAATCTGCAGGGACGGCGGTCGATCCGGATGTTGACGCATCCGGACCGGCCGCTCTTTTTCACTTCGGAGTTGAGACTTCTTTGGCGTAGGCCTGACAGGCCGCAAGGGCGATCAGCCCCCGGTCACCGTCGTCGGTGACGCCGATAATTCGTTGAGCATGCGCTGGGTCAAGTTCGGCTCTTGTGGGGCCATGAACCACGCCGCCGGTGGCGGTGGTGGCTGACACCGAGCCGTTACCGGCGGTTGCGGTGGCGTCGAGTAGGACTGACAAGCGCAGATCAGCAGTGGCAAGGCGGTCGCGCAGGCGACTTTGATCACGTTGGACATCGTTCAAGGCTCGGTAATGGGTTTGCTCGCTGGTAGCAAGACGCTGTTCGAGCGCGAGGCGCCTGTCTTGTTCGGCACGCTGCTGCGCGGCCGAGGCCAGATTCAGTTGGTTGAGAGTTTCGGTGTGGAAGCGGGCCTGCTCTGCGAGCTGTTTGCCGTAGCGCCAATCCTGCACTTGCCAGGTAATGGACGCAGAACCACCGGACAAGACGACCAGCACCAAGCCTTTGGCCAGGAGCCGATACGATGCAGGGATCAGTTCACCTAGACACATAACACCGCCCTCGCCCGCTCCCACAACTCCAGCCGATCCTGCAGGCCGTTGAGACCGCCGTTGATCCTGCGGGTGATCGTGTTGAATTCGTTTTGATCGGCCAGCGCATTCAGCCCATTCACCGACCAGAACCACGCAGCCGACTCGGCGGCCCACTGCGGGAGTTCCAGCAGCTCAGGCGTGCGCAGCAATCGCTCGTCACCGAACAGCGCCAAGCTGCAGCGCAGGTAATTGTCGTGGCCGGTGACCTGGAACAGACCCCGACCGCGATAACGCTGGCCATCACCATCCGCTGCCGGGGTGTTACCCAGTTTCGCGGCCAGAGCACCGGTGTCGTATTTGCTCAGGTATTGGTCGCCGCCCAGCTCCCGGACGTACTGCAACTGACCCGACTCGTGACCGACTTGAGCCAGGAACGCGGCTTGGCGTTTCGGCGTGTTTATCTGTCGATGGACCATGGCTGCGTTAAGGGCGGATACAAAAACGCCCGCTTGGCGGCGGGCGTTGGGCATGATGGATTGCAGTTGCTGTTCGGTCAGTGACATCGGTGTCTCCTTAAGTTGTGAGAAAGGCGCTATTGCTTGAGCTGAACGACCTTCAGATCCTTCGCCGCTTTTTTCTTCTTGCCCTTGGCTTTCGCTTTACCCTTCCTGCCGCCGTTGCACTCGACCGTCGTGCTCCAGCCGGCCTGGGTGAACACCTGTTCCACCGAATCAACCAGGTACTCGCCATCGAGGCCGAGCTTGAAACCCTGGGCGTTGATCAAGCGCTCGGCGAACAGGTCGGTGCGCCCGGGCATTTCCAGCCGGACACCAGCGGTGGAACGGTTGAAGGCGGTGAGACGTGCCTTGGCGGCGGCTTCGGCGGCGGACTTGTTCGGATAGATGTGGCGATCGGTATGCACCGGCGGCAACCCGTCCGGCGACTCGTCGTTGTCCAAGGTGACTACCGCGAGCTTTCCAGTTTTCTTGTCCTGATGCTTGGTCGATACCGCCTTGTGTGTGTTGCGATCACCAAGACGAAATTGAAAGCGACTGACGTCGCGCCGTTGAATCAGGACCACACCGAAAGACTTGCCCGAGGCGCTCTGCCCGCCTTGGCGTGACATCACCAGCAGCTTGCCGTCGGCGACTTTGGCGGTGCAGTCGTACTGCTTGGCCAGACGCGTGATGAAATTGAAATCCGATTCATTGAGCTGATCGGCACGCGGCACTTTGGTTTGCACTGAGCACACAGGCTGCCAGCCATTGCGTGCAGCGATATCAGCCACGATCCGCGACAACGGTACGTTCTCCCAACTGCCGCTGCGCACGGTCTTGCCACTGCCGCGCATGTCGCTGGCCTTGCCAGTGATCACCAGCGTATCCGGCGGGCCGGATAACTCGATCTCATCGACGATGTAACGGCCGATGCGAGTCAATTTGGTTTCTGTATAGCCGAGGAAAATCTCGATGCTGGCCCCGCGTGGAGGCAGCACCACCGCGCCGTCGCGGTCGTCGATGCGCAGTTCGAATTCGTCGGACTCCATACCAGGCTTGTCAGTGGTTTTGAGTTGCAGCAGTCGGTCGTTGATCCGCTGCGTGATGTCGGCGCCGTCGGCGACGATTCGGAAGGCGGGGGTCATTTATTTTTTCCATAAAAAAACCCGCACGAGGCGGGTTCTGAAGGGGTCGTAACTGCAGGAGCTTCAAGTCCTACGCGCTGACTATAGTCAATCAATTCCACAGTGCTATGCCTTCTTCAATAGGACCAGGTAGATCCGGCAGCTCGATTACGATGCCGGCGCGGTAAGGTTGCACCTCATCGGCCAAGCCCTGATTGGCATCGAGCACCGCCTCAACCGTGCCCTCAAGATGCCCATAGGCGTGGTAACAAAGGGTGTCCAGCAGATCCCCATCAGACGTTCTGCAGGTCGTCGCCATAACGCACAAACTCCAAAGTAAACGCCTGCTTGCGCGGGATCCCGCCCTGCAGCAGCGCGCTCTGTTCTTCTTCAACGTTTTTCAGGCACCAGGTGCCGAGCACGTCGCCATAGCCGGTAGTCAAGGTTAGCGGCTTGAGTTGGGCACCGAGGCTGCGCAGAGTGTCCAGTTGTTTGATCCCGCCTTTGAAGCCCGGAAAGATCGCGCCCTTGAGCGTGATCTTTTCCTCACCGATACCGACCGCTTGCTGTGCCGGCCGACGGGTGAGTCGCTCCTGCGAAGCCCATCTAAACTCAGTCGAGCGCCGCAGTTCATCAAAGGCTGCGGTGTCCAGATTGAAGTAGTAGGACTGCGCCTGCGGATCCTGTGGTTGCACGATCAGCAGATGCGGGAACGGCTTCACCGCTTCCGGCAAAGGCGTGGCATCACCGCCCAGCGATCCGGTCGGAACGATGTTGGCCAGTGACGGGCTGACCTTGCCGGCGACTTTGTTGATTGCGGTGGACGCCCGGGCAGCCTGTTCCTTCAGCTCACCCATGCGTTCATCGATCTGCGATACGGCACGCGTGGCTTTGTTGTACGTGGCCACCACCTGGCCGACCTTGGCTTGAGCAGCATTGACGCCGCGCATAACACGCTGCAGCTTTTCTCCCATTGCCGGACCGACAAAGGGAATGCCTTCCAGCTCCGAGGCCGCGCCGCTGATCTCGCTGATGGCACCGTTGACTGGCCCCATCATGCCGTCGAGGCTGCGCCGGCCACTCTCTCCTGCTGCCGCCAGATATTTCAGTCCCGATTGCAGCTGCTCCATGTAGGCCATTGGCCCTCCTCGTTATACATGCGGTTCGTCGAACAGCGAGCGGTTTTGCATTTGCTGCGTGGACTGACGCCACTGCTGATCGATGTAGGGTTGAAGCTCTCGCGCCAGTTGCGCCGGATCCTTTACATCGCCCTGCACGGTGACATGCAGAGGCGCCTGAATATCGAACCGCTGCTCCACCTTGGTTGACTGAGGTTTCGCAGCCGCAGGTGGTGCGAGCATTGCCGGTACCGCCGGGGATGCCGGCTGATTCAATGCGCGCGTGACATCCCCCAATGCTGTTGCGGCCGACTCCCGTTCAGGCAGCAGTGGCTGGGAAGCAGGCGGCACTGGAACCTGTGCCGGCAGCGCTTGCATAGGAGCCTGCGGCGGCGTGGGCCTGTCGAGAGTCGCTTGAGGTACGGGCGCGGCGCCGGTCAGCAGCGGCAACATTTTTGGTTGCGGCTGAACCATGTCTTTGACGACAGGTACCGGCGTGAATGAACGGGCGATATCGCCCATCACCGGCGGAATGTTTAGCCCGGCATTGACCATCATCAGTGGCCCGGCATCCGGCACTTTCTTGAGCGCGTCAGGGGTTCCGAATAGCTCTTTGCCCGCAAAGCCGCCGAGTGCGTCGCCGCCCATGTAACCGAGATAACCACCAATCAATCCACCGACCATGGTGCCAATGATGGGAATGGCCGATCCGATAGCGGCCCCCGCTGCAGCGCCGGCCAGTGTGCCGGCCAATCCACCCGCCGCTTGCCCGTAACCTTCAGCTTTTTCATCTTGAGTTTCGGCGTTCTGATAGGTGTCCCAGACCTTGTACCCCGCCTCAGCGATGGCGACCACGGCAGTTCCTTTCACGACAGAACCAACGCTAGGGCCACCGCCGCCTCCTCGGGTAATATCCTTTTTGCCGCCGCCCCCTCCGCCTTTGCCGCCCTTGCCTTTCTTCCCGTCACGACCGGTATCGAAGTCACCGGCATCCAGTCCACCGCCCATGGCCGACAGGTTGGTGACGATGACCTTTTGCGGAATGTTCGGGTTGCCCATCAAGGTGCCGCGCCCGATATTCATCAGGCCCTTACCCATCTTGAATGCGCTGACAGCCCCCTTGAGCGCGACCAGGCCTGCCACAGCGGAGCCAATGGCCGTCACCAAACGTGGCGACTCATCGGACAGGCCTGCGAGCTGACGACTGACATTGGTAATGCCCTCCGCCACCGCATCAGTGACCGGGCGAATCGCATCACCGATGCTGCGCATGGCATCGTCCATGCTCTGGGCCATCTCGGACCATTTTTGCGCGGACGTTTGCCGGCGCTCAGCCAGGTTCTTGTCGAGGATCCCGGTGGCATTGGCCGAGTCTTTCTTAAGTTGCTCATACAGATCCTTGTTCTGCATGTACGCGGTCAAAGCAGCCTTGACCTGCATGTCAGCGAACAGGTCGCCGGTGCGCAAGGCCTCTTCGAGGGACTTCATCATGCCCTTGGCCTTTTCCGGATCACTTTCCTTGCTGATGCCGGCCACAGCTTTGGCCATCTCGGCGGCGCGCTTCGGGTCCGTTGCCTCGATGTACTTCTGGGCCAGCGCGAAACTGGACTCCAGCGTGGATTTGCCGTTCTGCAGACCGGTCTGCATCGACCCCTTATAGTCGATGCCCGCCTTCTCATAAGCCTTGACCGTTTCACCAGAGCCGATCTTCTCCATCCAGTTCTTCAGGTTGTTGGCCGCCTCGTCCGAGCCGCCGGCAGTCTTCATCTGCACCTGCAACATCGCGCCCAATTGCGACACCGAGTCCATGCCGGTGATGCCCAGCTTGCCCATGCCGGCCAACAGCTCAGGAAACCACTTGGCCATATCGACCGCTTCAAAACTGCCTGCCTGTCCCTGATAGGCGATGGCCTCCAGCGCCTTTTGCATCACGGCCGGATCGGTGATCTTGGCGTTCTGCCCCAGGGCGTTGATCATCTTGGCGGTTTCCGTACCGTCTGATCCCTGCCCCACTGCGAACTTGGCCGCCGTCGGCGCATAGGACAGTGCCTTGTCCAGCTCCATGCCAGCACCGACCAGGGCGTTGACCAATTCGGCGACCTGATTACGCGCCATGCCCGTATCACGCGACGTGTCGATCACGGTTTTGGAAAGCTGAGTTTCTTCTGGCGTGTTGGCAATGTTGGCCTTGATCGCGATGTCACGAATGATCGCGCCGTAGTCCGCGCTGACCTTGGTCGGGATGGCCACGGCGGCCGTCAGGGCACCGGCCTGGCCGAGGGTGCTTTTCATGCCCTGCCGACCTTCATCCAGTTGCCGGTGGCCGAGCGCTTTGAGTTCGGCACCGGCCGCAACGCGGCCCATCGTGGCGTAGGCCTTGCTCAAACGTCCGACCTCGACGCCCTGTTTCTTGAGCAGGTCAAGATTCTTTTCGTATTTGGACAACAGCTTGTCGGCACCGGCGGCGCCGGTTGCGTGCGCCTTGCGCCACTCCTCGCGCAAACGCATGGTGTCGCCGATGGTGTTCTGCAGCACCCGGGCTTTGCTGCCGACCGTGTCCAGGTGCTTGATCTTGCTTTCGACGTCCTTGAACGCTTTGCCCACCGTCGGATCGACGGCGCCGCCGATGACAAAGCCGAGTGCGATGTTCTTCGCCATGTGCGTGTCCCTGGGTCGAGGCTGATTGGAAATGGCTCAGTCCGTGAGCCACCACACGATGTCGTTGAAGGGCATGACCATGATCTCGGCTGCCGAGAAACCCGTCTCCTTGGCCAGTCGCTTAGCCAGTCCCTTCAACGTCGGCCCGTCAAATCTCGTCGTCTTGGACCAGACGAAAATAGCCTTTCTGCAGGCGCATGTAGTCGACCAGCTTGAGGGCCATCAGATCCTGTTCCGGGGTCTGAGTCAGCGAGGAAAACAGCGACATTTCGCGCTTTTCTTCATCGCCGTTGCAGGTCGCTTGCGCGGCCCGAATGTCACGCACGCATGGCGCACGAATGGTCAGCGTGTCGACCAGCACACCCGACAGTTCGGTGGGGTGTCGCAGTGAGATGCGAAAGCCTTCCTCGGTCAGTTGCAGCCAGCTTGGCAGTGGTTTTTCTTGAGTGGCTTGATTGGTTTGCGTCATTTCATTGTGTCCTTAAAGGCCCAGGGCCGAACGTTCGTCAGCGAGCTGGTCGACGCCATCGACGACCAGGACCATCCCCAGCATGTCGATCTCGTAAACCACCCGGCCGGCAACTTCGAGCTTGTAGTAGGTCAGTGCCATGTTGTGTTTGGTCTCGGCCTTATCGCCGGGCTTCCAGTCGCCCATATCGACTTCCTTGATACCGCCACGCATGGTGACGATCACCGGGGTGACCTTGCCTTTTAGGCCTTTGAACGAGCCGCGGAACACCGCACTACAGGCGGTGCGGTCAGACAGGCCGAAAAACTTCAGCGCTTCGCGGCGCACACCGTTGGTGGTGAAACCGGCTTCGAGCTTTTCCACGCCGGTCGGAATTTCAACCTCGCCGGCCATACCGCCGCCTCGGTAGGCTTCGGTTTTCAGGACCACCTTGGGCAAGGTGAGGCTCGGCATTTCACCGGCAAAACTGACGCCGTCGATAAACCCGGCGCAGTTGGAGAGAACTTCAGGAATCATCAGGGTGCCTCCTTAGGCAGCTTCAAGCACTTCGGTCATCCACTCGTTGGTGACCTCGAAAAGGAAGTTCGGGTTTTCCGCCGGCGGCACGTCGGTGAAGCGGATCCGCCAGTACACCTTGCCCTGCTCGATCTGGCTGGCCGTGTTCAATTCGTGATCCGGGAACACCTCGAAGTTGATCACCGCGCCTTGGTTCTTCAGGTCGCGCATGAACGCTTCCAAGCCGTCGGTGACGTCCTTGACGTAGGTCTTGGTGATCGAGCGGTCGACCGCCCATTTGTGGCCGGCCTGAACTGCATCCATGAGGATGAACAGCGTGCGCACGCGGGTGACGAACGCCCATTTAGGATCGCTCGACAGCGTGCGGTTACCCCAGAGACGGAAACCGTCGTCACGAATGATCGTGGTGATGTTCGCGTTGTTGAGCAGGTTGGCTCGGCAGGTCTCATCGCCATCAAGGTACTCGACCGCACGGGTGGTACCGGTGATGCCGGTGAACTCCTTGTTCGACGGCGAGGCCCAGAAACCGTAGGTCGCATCCGTCCAGGCAAACAGGCCGGCAGTCCAGGCCGAACCGGGCGCGTCCACCGTCTTGCTTTCACCGGTGTCCCAGAACTGCACACCGGGGTCGACCATGAACAGGTTGCGACTGCCAAAGTTTTTCGCGTAGGCCATGGCGGCCTCATCGGTGGTGCATGGTCCGTCGATGATCCCGATAGCCCGTAGCTTCTGCGCCAAGCTATCCATGGCCGTGGCCACCGCTTGCGTAGCCGAATGGCCGGGGGCGATCAGCAATCGCGGCTGGGCGTTGAACAGGCTCTTGCCATCGAGCAGCGCCTGCAGACCGGTACGCTGACCGGACGCCAACTCACCCCCGATGATGGCCGAGGTCTGCAGCGCCGGGTCGTCCATCTTCGGCACACCGATGGCGACGATTACTGCCTTGGCCTTGGCGTAAATCGCCTTGCAGGCCTTAGTGATCGCTGAATCGGCGCCGAACGCTGCAATGGCTTCACGTTCGGTGGTGATCAGCTTGAGTTCGCCGGCCTTGGCCGTGCCGCCACCCACCAAGCCAGGGCTGAAGGTATCGCACAGGCCGATGATCGACGAGGACGGCAGCGAGATAGTGCGTGCGCCGGTATCGACCGAGGTGGTCGTGACGCCGTGAAAGAAACTCATAAGGCTCATTCTCCAGAAACGAAAAAGCCCCGCGTATGTGCGAGGCTCAAGGTGTTGGGGTTACGTGTGGCGGAATGAAAACGCCCCGTCAGTGCGGGGCGTTTAGGTCGCTTGTTCACTAAGCCAGATCGGCGCTGTCGGTCGGTGTTCTGCGAGCGGGAACAGCGAGCCTTGCGGCCAGTCGCGCAACTGCCGGCGGTAGGCCTGCAATTCCGCGTACTGCTCGGCTGTGATCGAGGTCGATACGCCTTCCTCGACTTCGTCACGATGCCGAGACACCAGCGGATCGGTCAGGGCGAGTTGCCCATCGCGCCATACGCGCTCAGCTTCGGCCAGCGTTTCGGCATCCGGCGGCGGCGGATCTATCGCAATCGGGTAGCCCTCAGGATCAGGGACAATCAACTTCCCCCCGCTTTGTGCCGCAACAAGATCCGCGTGAAGCTCGTCGGTGATTTGCTTGGCGCCCTTTGGAATGGTGCAGCCCAGGCTTCCAACTTCCCCATGAGTATCAGAGTCAAAAAAGCCACCCCGGGCATCATCGATACGACTGTAGAACTTGGCCATGTTTAATACCCGATAGCGATGTAGTCAAAGTAGAAATTGGCGTTAGCGACTCGGGAAATAGTGGCGCCCGACTTGTCTCGTCCATTATGCGAGTACGCACTGCCGCCGGTTGACCATGGCGTAAGCACCAAGGCAACACAGGCATTTGGAAACGACACCGGGAAAGTCAGCGGGATCGTTGCTGCAGTCGAACCGTTCGCGATGTTTCCCACTTTGATCATCAGCCCCGGAAGCTGCTGACTGGCAGCAGCAATTCCAAGGACAGCGGCAAAGTCGGCGTTTTTACCAAGGCTCGCTGTAGACTCCAGAACCGTCCATTGGGACGGGCCGGTCGCCACAAACTTGGCCGACTGGCCTAGCTTCATCACGTAAGAGGCCGAAAGTCCGCCCGACTGATCCTGAATAGTTGCGCCACCTGAGGCGGTAATAGTCCCTCCGACAGATGTGCAGAACACCGTAAAACTTCCCCCTGTATTGGGGACGCCCATCACCGAGGGAGCCAGCAGGTTCAGGCTGTACGAACCAACCGAGTTAAACCAGAGAAGCGCACCAATGTCGGTCAGCGCCAAGTTTCGAGAAGCCGAAATAACCTGAAAAGAGGCGTATCCGTTCAAAGCTCTTTGCACGAATTCCGTTGTCGCAAACGCTTTGCTGTTGTCGAATAGTGGCTGCGTCTCCCAATGCGCGCCCCGCAAAATCGGCGAATACTTCAGCGCGCCATCGCCACCTTCCAGCGCCCAGCCCTGACCGTTATTCAAGCGCCGGAAAGCCGATATTGTGGATTGAGGCTGCGTAAAAGGCCCCAAGGCGCCATTGATCGCAATTAACGCTTGCGCGCCCTTCGCCTTGAAGGTTGCCCCATTCAACCCGGCAAGAACCGTAACGACAGAACCCTGAGGAACAACGCTCGCATCCGGCAGGGTAATGGTTGATCCCGATCCGCCAACGGACACCAGACGCCCGACATCGGACGGCGTCAAATCAATGCTCCCGGGGTACGTCACCAGATCCGCATAACTGCCCAGCGCCCGCTGGACGAATTCAGTAGTTGCCAGCGCCTTACTGCTGTCGAACTGAGCCGGTGTGTTCGCCGTAGGGTTGACCAGCGCCGGCGAATTGATCGGCGCAAAGCCTTGCGTGACGTTCTGAAACGTCAGCGCCGTCGTCCCCAGTACGATCGCGCCGTCCGTGATCAGTTGCCATCGGGTGTCCGCCTGGGCGGCCCCCTGCTCAACCGATACCAGTAGCGCGGATGTCACCTCCGCATTGCTGTCAGCGTCCGCCACTCGCGCCCAGGCACCCGCTGCCACGACGTACAGCCCATTGTCCTTGGCAGCGGTCTGGTTTTTTACCAGCACCCGATCACCAACCGCCAATACAACGCCATCAATAGTCTGCAGGCCCGCCAGCGCAATGTTGGCCGACGTGGCAGCCCGCACCGATTGTTTGTTGTCGAGCTTGTAAAGCTCCTCCATGATCCGCTGCTCGACAAACTCCCGTGTTGCCAGCACCACGGCCGGGTCAATCTTGAGCGTGATGTTCCCAGTGCTGGACACTACAAAATTCATCCGCACAACCTGCGTGCGGCCCGAGCCTTGCGACAACAACGGCTTGAAACTTGGCGCACAGTTTGCGACGGCGACCAGATCACCGTCCGCATCGTACAGGCCAATTTCGCGGATCCATTTACCGCCCTCATCGGCCGGAATGATCTGCTCGGCGATGATCACCGCCGGGTTGACCGGGTCAACTCGAAGCTGATTCAGCGGCTTGCGGCGCCACTCGTTGAGCAGCTTGGTCTGGCTGGCCGACGGAATGGGATTGGGCGGGTCGGCCACACCTGCAGGGTTGCCATCCCCAATCCCCATGTCGGTGATTTTCCAGGCAATGCCGAGTGCATCGGCATTCGCCTGCTTGGCCATCCCCACATTCGTGAGGGTCGCAAAAAACTGCGAATTCGCATCAATCATGATAAACGTCCAGAGTGTCTATGGTGTGTTCGCGGCCGACCACGCCAATGCTGCCGGTGACCTCAATGTCACGCATAACGGGCGGGTAAACGTCGATTTCGTCGCCGTCATAAAGGGACACGGCAATGTCTAAATTGCCTTGGGTTTCCAGGCTGATGGCCAAGCCGGTAAGTTGTCGGCTGACGGGCTTGGCGTCGTCGATTAAGCGTTCAAGTTCGAGATACATTTCCTCGGTGATGCCGGTGTCCAGCACCCCCACTTTCAGCGCGAAGGTGCCAGGCACGCCCTGCGGCACGGTGTTGAACCATTCGACGATCTCGATCAGGTAGCCCAGCGGCTCAACCACTCGACGCAAGGCGCCGATGGTGCCCTTGTGCTTGTGGATGAAGAACGACGCCTTGATGGCGGCACGCTTGACCGACTCCGACCACGCCGGATCCCAGCGGTCGACCGACCAGGCCCAGGCCAGATGCGGTAGCAGGTGCACCGGACAGGTGTCGGGGTTGTACAAGGTGCGCAGCGGAATCAACGTGTTTTCGGCAAAAGTCGCCTCGATACCCCGCTCCAGGGGAGTGCTGTTGAGCGGCAAGAGACTGCGCATATCAACCTCCCAGCACGACGGAATAACCGGTGCAGTACGCCGCCTGCGCCTTGGTCGGTTTGAGATCCAGCCAGTCCGTCAGCTCCACGCGGGCCACGCCGGCAACGTGCAGCTGCGCATCGACGCCAGAACGCGCCACTTCGACGCCCAACCGGCGGCGTGGATTGATCCAGGCCTCAAGCCGCTTGATCGCCTCGGTAAGCGCGGCGTCGTTCTCCGGGCCGGCACCTTTCATGTGCAGCACAGCGTCGACGCGGTAGCGCAGGATCTGCGCGCCGCGCACCGTGACGCGGTCACCCACCGGGCGCACGTCGTCGTCATTCACCGCCGTGGCGACCAGCTTCAACAGTTCAGGACTGGCCGTGCCGTCACCTTCAAGGCCCAACACAGTGACATCCACACAGGCCGGTGACGGGCTTTCAGCCGTTGCATCCGCCACCAGCGCCGACGCGTTGCGTGCGTGCAAGATGTAGCTGTTACGTGGCCCGGCGGTGGTCAGTCCCTCATAGGCCAATTGCACACGCTCGCGCAGAGCGTCGTGTGATTCCATCACCGCCTCGACCGGTTGTACCGCCAGCGGATCGGCAGGTTGAATCACCAGGCGCTTGAGATTGACGTTAGCCGCAAGGTGCTCCAGATCGGCGCCCGTCGCATAGGCCAGGAGTTGCGATTTGGCCGCGTCGTTGACCCGTGCCCGGTTGCCGAGCTTGATGTAGCTGGCGACCTCCAACAGCTTGGTCACCGGATCACTTTCCAAAGAGGCCGTCCAGTTCCCGCCCATATGGCCGCGAAACACGTCGAGTGCCTCGCCATACACTTCTTCAAAATCCAGCGGTTCCAGCACGTCCGGTGCCGGCAGCTCCGACAGATCCACCAGGGTACTCATACCCACACCTCCAACGTGCCGCGCACACCGAGGTATTCGCCGCTGACTTGTATGTTGATTTTGCCGTCCAGTATGGACAGCACGCGCACCCGTTCCAGCTTCAACCGTGGCTCCCACCGACCCAGCGCCCGGGCGGCTTCAGCCTGGACGGCGCTTTTCCAGCCCTCGTTGACAGGCAGGTCGACCATGCGCCGCAGCTTGCTACCATACTCGGGACGCTCTCGGCGGCTCACCAACGGCGTGCCGAGGATGTCCCCGATGGACTGGCGTAAATGCTCGATGCCGGAGATGGGTTGCCCGGTGTGGCGATCCATTCCGATCATCGGGTTTACTCCTTGAGTTGCTCGAACTCGCCGTGAGCCTTGAGCGTTTTCAGCGCCACATCGTCGGCGCTATCGACCGTGACCTTGTTTTTCGCCACCGCAAGCGTGCGGCCGTCCGGCAGGACGACCGTGCGCGAGGTGTAGAGCGTGTCGCGAAAGGTCACGGACATGGGCATCAGCACAGGGCTGATGGAGGTGGACTCAGACGCAGTGGATTCATCTTGATGTTTGGCCATGGGGACTCCAGGCATGAAAAAGCCCGCACGCGGCGGGCTGCATAAATGTTGAGTTAGTGCTTGTGATGATTGTCACTCTGGCCGGTGGCCAGAATATCGGCATCGCTGGTGATGCTCTGGGTAGCGTGCAACGGGCCGTCGATGTTGACCTGGCCTTTGATGTTCACAATACCCTCCAGATCGATCGTTCCGGACTTCACGGCGACGGCATTGTCGGTGACTTCGGCCTGAGTTGATCCGACCTTGATCGTGACGGTACCGCTCGGCACGCTGATGTTGTAACTGCTCGTCTGCCAGTCGTAGACCAGAGATCCTCCATCGTCGAAACGCCAGACTTCAACGTGATCGCGATTGTCCGGAGGCGCGCCGCCATTTCCATAAAGGCCGGGAATGAATGTGCCCTGCGCCACCTCGCCACTGGCACTGATCAGGGTGCCCTGCTCGTTGAGGCTCGGCGCCCGCCAGTGCCGCGCCTTGCCGGCGGCGATGCTGTGCCAGCGTACCCAGCCACTGACCCATTCACCGTCCGACACCCGGCACACCGGTGGTGACGCTGCGAGATCCACCGCCACGACATAGCAGTCCTTCACAAGCCCAGCGAGCATGCGGTCATGCTGGGCGCTCACATAGCCACCACTCATGCCAGACTCTCCGGCGCAAAGTACTTGTCCAGGTTGGCTGGCCCCGCATCAGGGTCAACGCCTAACAGCAGCGTACCCGGTGGCTGATCTGGCCACGGCCATTGCGCTTCACCGAGGTAGATTTGCTGCGTCCATTCCACGACCCAGACCGTGTAGCCGTCCAGCTCTGGCTTGGTCCAGTCCGGCATGGCCTGAACGAACTCGGCCGGTTCGACCTCGACGCCCCAGCACTGCATGCGCAGCAACGCGGCGAGGTGGCCCGCCAGGAACACCGCTTGTTGATGATGATCCGACTGAATCGGATCGGTGATCACCCGTGCCTCGAACTTGCAGGCCAAGCCGGTTTCACCGGTTCCCGGATCGAGACCCGGCTCCATCTCAGCCAGTTCGATCAGCATCGCTGGCAGCGGCAAGCGATCCAAATCATTCGGCCACATGCACACCGCCTGCAGGCCCGGGAAGTGTTCCTGAATGCGCCGCTCGATGGCGTGATACAGCTGTTCAAGACTGAACGGCTCGTCGACTTGATCCGTCACGTCATTTCCCCTTCAAGTGCTTCTGCACTTCGAAATTGAGTTCCTGCTGCAGGACATGCACCAGATGTTCGTCAGCCTTGCGTACCCAGCTCTCGAAATGCGGGCGAGCCTGCTCCAACGACACCTTGGCCTTGGCCAGCGGGAAGCGGTTGTCGTGTTCGGCGATCCAGCCCGAACTCGCGCCGACCGCCCTGCTGACATCGCTGCCGGGATAATCGCTCGCCCTGAAGTGCTTGCTGCCGGTACGGATCCAGACGTCTGCGCTGTTGCCGTAGACCTTTTTGAAGAACGCACCTTGAAAGCGCCTGCCGGCCACCGAGACACCGGAGCGACTCTGCCGAGGCCGGCCTATGCGACTGGCCTCCATGGCATTGAGACCGAACCACAATTTGCCGCTGTTGGCCCCGCCACTGACCGGGTAGGCCCGCAGCCGTTGCCGCACCGCTGCAACCGCAATGCGTTCCTGCCGGCCGATGGCGCGGGCGATGTGTGTGGCAAGCCAACGCAGGGTTTTGTTGATGGCTCGGCGCTGGGCGTTGGCGGCTGCTTTTGGCAGCACGGCGGCAAAGTCCTGAAAGGCTTTCAGGTCCGCCGCCGAGGTCGGCAGCGAGATCATCCCGCCGCCGGCCGAGGGTTTGAAGTAACTGCCAACGCTCATGCTTTAGGCCTCAATAGCAATGCCACCCAGCCTGAGCCATCTGGCTCAAGTTTGACCAAGTCGTACTGGCCTCCCCCGTCTTGCTTTGCAAGATCAACGACCACCAGCTTTCCTGGCTCTAAACCTGCAGCATCGACGACGCGAATCTCAAATTGCGGCTCGCGCAACGCGGTGTTGATTCGCCCCATGCGCGGCTGCAACCAAGGCGCGGAAAAGAATCCGGCGATCTCTCGACCGCTGACCGTTGCCATATCGCCCAAGCCATCCAGAATCAAGGCATCCATGTCGTCGCTCAATTCGCGAAAGCCCATCACTCACCTCCGCTGTCTTCGTCCTCATTGGCAACGTCCGACAGTTGGCGCAGCAGTTCTTGTGCTCGCGGATCCTTGAGCGGGGCGATACGCCCCTCAGCGAGTAACGCTTCCTCGATTTCTTTATTCGGCGGACTGTATGGCTCGCCCTTTACGACAACGACACGGCCATCCTGCACGCAACCATCGATCACCAGAAACTCGGCTTTCTTGGCCATGTCACACCACCTTGGCGTAGATGAAGGCATCCGGTTCGAGCAGGCCAGCCAATGCTGCACTCTGGAGCTTCAGCCAACGAGCGCTTGGCTCTTGGGTCACCCAGCTTTTCGGGAAGCGCGCCGCTTCGACCAAGCCGCTTTCCACGGCTTCCAGATCCTGGATCGCGCCATACAACATGGCGTTGCGCGTCGAAGTCGAACCAAGAATCAGGCCGCCAGCCGGAATCATCGGCTGTTCTTCTTCGTCGTCATCCAGGTACCACTCGTCATAGCCATAAAGGTCGACGCCGGGATCATTCAGATAGCCGAGGTACGTCACACCGTCGGGCAGCTCCTCGGGTTTGATTAGCCCCATATCCACACGGCGAGTATTGAGCTGTTTCATCACCGTTGCGTTCGACTGGAAGGCATCCAGAGCCTCACCGCTCATGGCGACGGTGTTGGCTGTACGTCCAGAGTCCTTGGCGATTTTGCGTTTCCAGCCACGCAGATTGGCAATAGGGTCACCGTCAGAACTGTTCCATTGCCCGCTGCCCAAGCTGATCTTGTGATCACTGGACATCAGGAAGTCGATCGTGTCGTCCACGCCTTCGCCGATCACGCGGACTTTGCCGGTGGTGAGGGCTTGAGCACACATCCACTCCTCACGGCGTACGATTTCATCGTCCAAGTCACGCAGATCCTTGCCGAGCAACTGCCCTGCCCGCTCCAATGGAGTACGCGAAGAAAACGGGTTGTCACCCGCCGAACGCTTGAGTACCAACTCGGCAGTGGTTTCGCGCTTGGGTTGGATGTAAGGCGGGGTGTAGTTGCTGGTGGTGTAGCCCTCACGCAACGACACACTGCCAGGCAGACGCGGGTGAACAAAGGGAGCCATTTTTCGCTTGCCTTTGATAATGTCGATGTCGACCGTTTTGGTCGGGAACGTCACTGGGCTGCCACCGTTGAAAAACGTGTTCAACAAAAAACGGCGCGCAGTCGGCATCTGCTCAACCGCTTCGAGCATGGTGCGGGTATCAAAAATATCCATTTAGAACTCCGAATTAACGAACGAACAGGCTCAGGGCACGTAGCGCGGCTTTCGCCTGCGCCAGGGTGAAGCCCTCGCCGAGAGTGAGTTGGCTGGCCAGCACTTCGCCGGTCAGGCGGATAGGCGCGATCTGCGCACCTTTGGTCGAATCGGTGGCCTGATCGAGGATTGCCAGTGGCGTCTCGGAACCATCAGTTGCTGCCGCTTTGGCCAGGACAAACTCACCACTGGTTTTGACCTGACCGAGGACGGCGCCACGGTTGAGTTTTTGTCCGGAAGCAATCACGACGGTATCGATGATCACTGGAAAGGCGCCCGCCGACAGTTGGTCGGGGACGTAGGTTTGGCGTTCAGGATTACTCATGAGGATCTCCAATCAGCGGCGCGAGGCGCCTTCAACAATGGCGTTCACAACTGCTTTACGTTCACCCTGAGCCGCATCGCCCGTCGGAGTAGATGTCGACGCGCCGGTGGCATCAGCCTTGATCGCACTCAGTGAAATACCGCGATCCTGCGCCGCCTTAAACAGCTGCAGAGCGGTGGCCTCGACCGAGGTGCCGGAATCGATGGCGGCGGCGATCTCGGTCTCGAAACCCTTGCTGGCCATGGCGTTGATACCTGTGATGCGCTGTCGCTCGGCGGTAGCACCCTCCTCACGGCTTTGGGTGCGAACACTCTCAAGATCCGGTTGACCGGCTTGAGCGATCTCGATGGTTTGCGGATCCGTGCCGGCGGCCAGCGCCTCACGCAACTCCGCCGTGCTGCTGACGGTGGTCATGTTGTATTTCCTCGGTTGGGTTGCGGCCGGTTTGGCCAGTTCTGTAATCAATGTTTCGAGTGAGCCAAGACGGTGGGCCAAGCCGGACTCAACGGCGGCGGCGCCCACGCGCAAACCGCCGAAGTCGCCCATCTCGGGAACGCGCTCAGGATCCACCCCCAGGTTGCGGGCCACCTTGGCCACGAACACGTCGCCCATGGCGTCGACCGTCTCGCCGACCTTGGCCCGACCTTCTTCGGTGGCCAGATCCACTCGCTTGTTGGGCGCGTTGCGACTGACGATCTGGTAGCGCTTGCGACCGTTGGCTTCTTCACCGCCGACGACAGCCTCGACGACTACACCGATGCTGCCGGCGAGTGCGGTTTCGTCGATAACGATCTCGCTGGCCGCTGAAGCAATCCAATAAGCCGCGCTGGCACCAGTGCCGCCGATGTAGGCGACAATGCGTTTACGATCACGGGCCGAATGGATCTGGTCTGCCAGCTCGTTGATGCCAGCCGCTACGCCGCCAGGGCTGTCGATGTTCAGGATGATTGCACTGACCTTGGGATCATCCAGCGCCGTTTGCAGGTCGGTGGCTAACACCTGAGTGCTCGTCGCGCCGCTGATCTCAGTGAAGAGATTGGCGTAACGAAACACTGGGCCAACCACCGGAATGATGGCCACGCCATTGCGCACACTGACGGTGCGGCTGTTATCCAGCCGCATGCCGGTGCGGGTTTCCAGCGCTGCCGGATCGCCCATCCGATCTGCAATGGTCAGCAGGTTGTCCAGGGCGCCAGGCAGCATCAGCCAAGGCTGCGATGCAGCCAGCTCAAATGCGCGGGGCATGGTTATTCCTCGTTGGGGTTATTGGGCGGTGGAGTTTCCTGCTCGCGTCCTTTGGGCAGGACATGCAGGCCATCCTTGCGGCGTTGCTCGACCTCGCGGACACGCTGTCGGTACACCTGCTGCCACGGTTCACCGGTCATTGCGGCTGTTTCCAGCGTTTCATTGCTGACGCCGATTTCGATGCGCTTGCCGGCGGCGTTGGCTTCCTTGAGTTCATCAATAGCGCCACGGGCCGGACCGATCCAGATCGCTTGGCAGTACGCTTTGCGTTTTGCGGGATCGGCGTAGCCCGGCAATTTGATCAGCCCCCTCGCCACCGCTTCATCAATCAGCAGCTCTCGACTGGGCTGACAGAAGTCACAGATCAGCCACCAACGACGCAGGCTGTAGAACCGCCACGCCTGCAACATGGCGGCGCGAGCCGCGCTATAGCTGCTGCTGTAATGCAGCAAAAGCTCTTCCATTGGCTGTTCGAGCGCGGCGCCAATTTCCTTAACTACGGCGGTAAAGAACGGATCGAATTGCGCGTTGGGGCGCGCTGGGTTTGCGATCACTGGCTCTTCACCTTGGCCCAAATCGACAATGGCGCCCTCGCCCAAGGCCAACTCACCATCGCCGGTGGTGTCGCCTCCAACGCCGTCACCTTCGTTGGCCAGTGCCGTCAGCGGCAGATTGCCCACCTGAAAGTCATTGGTCTTTTTGATGAACACGGTGAACATCGCCGAGATCACCGCCGCCATCAGTTCGGCACTGCTGTAGCGCTCCAACTTCTGCAGCGGCTCCAGCACCGGAGCCAAATAGGGCGCGCCACGCTTTTGCCCTGGCCGCTCCTTGTCCGCCATGACGTGCATCACACGGCGCCGGCCAGTGGCCTCTCCGAAGGCCGGCAACCGTTCCCACTTGAGCGCTTGGCCGGAGGTGTATTCGTTCTGGTAGCCGCTGCAGACGTGATAGGCCACCGGCGCGCCGAGACGGTCAAACTCGACACCGTCCACCAGGTTAACGCCATCCAGTTGCCCAGCCGGGTTGCACACCCGATCTGACTCGATCAATTGCAGCCGAGTACTGAACACACAGCCAGGACGCTCATCGTCGGGACTGGCCACCAATACATCACCGCCTACCATCGACGAGATCAACACCAATGCCTGTAGCTGGTAGTGATTGAGCGACGCCTCGGCGTCACACTCCCGAGGGTCATCGGCATACAACGACCACAAACGATCAAGCTGAGCGTTGATTGCATCGGCCTGTAGTTCGTCGAGGCCAAGCGCGTCATGGTCGATCTGTGCGCGGCAAACCAGCCCGGTGCCAACGACGTTGGTACGTAAGCGAGTGATGGCTGCACGGGCGATCAGGTGATTGCGCATGGCATCCCGCGAACGAGCTACCAGCATTCGCCGCTCATTCTGATTGAGATCCCGACGCGGGCTACCAAGACCGGGTATCCAGCTGGCCATGCTACGCAGCACCCGGGAGGCACCGCGCCACCGAGTCTCAACACCGCCACCGCCGCCTTGAGCGACGATAGGTCGGGCTTCGTTTGCCGACTTGGCGAGCTTGATCGCCTCACGCATCAACAACTCAGCCGGGTCTTTTCGAAAAAATCCCATAGTCAGATCTTCATGTAGGAGATGCGGTTACGGCCGCGTCCCTGTTGTTGGGCCTGTTCCAGCGCGACCTCCTTCGCGTATTGCTGCTCTAGCAGGCGAAGGCTGTTCAGCTCGGCGCGATACAGTTCGCGATCCGCACGACGCAAGCGCTGGCCTTTCTTCAGGACGTCAGAGATCGCCGCCCGGACTTCCGCGAGGCGCTGTTGTGCGTCTGTCATGTTTGTTTTCCTAGTAGCCCGCGCGACTGCGGGTGCCCCGCCCACGAGCGACGGCTCGGCGCGGTACCGGTGCGACCGGTTGTTCGGTGGTGAACAGAGTTGGCTGTAGCAGTTGCTGCTCCAGCTGGTCCCATTCGTGATCGCGCAGCAGGTGGGTTTTCAGACTGCGCGCCGCATGCAAGGCGTACACCTCGCAGTCGAGCGCTTCGTTGCGCCGTCCGGCCTTTTTCTGCCAAACCATCTTGCTGGGGTTGCGTGGGTGCGGCGCCAGCACTTCGTTGGTGAGCTGCTCGTAGTAGTCCGAGCGGATCTCGCTATACCAGTGCATTCGGCCAGGCCCTGCGCCTTTCAGCCGAAGTCGGCCGTCGATCAGAGTCTTGGCTTTGTGCGTGCCAACGATGTGGACCCTCAGCCCGTATTTGGCAGCCTTGGTGTTATCTTGCGAGGTGTCCACCGACTGCGGCGGCTTGGTAAAAATCTCCTTGTCACGGCTGTCAACGGAAGCACCTTTGATCGCCATAACGTTGTAGCGTTGACGATCACGCACATACGCATAAACCGCATCGCTGGTGTTACCGTCAGAGCTGTCGATGCTGACCGCCGACACCGCCAGTTGGGCGCCGCTTGCGATGGGAATCGGTCTGGAGATGACCCTGTCCAGCTCTTGCCAGACAGCGTCATGCGGATCGATGGGGTTGCCGTGCAGCTCGCCCCAATACAGACGCCACGACTCTTCACCCCGCCCCCATCCAGTGATCACTAACGCCAAGCGGTCGCCTTGCACGTCAACACCAACGGTGACCAAGAGCACACCTTGGGGCGCGGTGAGTTCCGCGTAGGGTTCGGCGCGCTTCTCCAGTTCGTCAGTCTTCGGAGCATCGCTCTGGTATTCGTAGCTTTCGCCTTTGGAGCTATTGACGAAGGCGATCATCGGGCCGATGTTGCCCTGCGCCGCCGCGTGTTCAGCCTGGAGTTTCTTTTCCATCAGCACCTCAAAGCGAGATCCCCAAAACGTTGCGTAGAGCTCGTTGAGGATGTAGCCCGCGATACCGCGAAACTCTGCTGTAGCTGACCAGCGCCCATGCTTGAGGTTGGCGTTTTTCTGGTTATCGTCCCAGATCCCGCCGCAGTGCGGGCAAGAGTAGAAAGTCTGTTCCGGACGCTTCTTGCCGTACACCTCATGCTGGTACTCAGGATCCTCATCGCAGTGCAGGTTGTCGAAGCTCAGCGCGTGCTCTTGCCCGCACTCGTGACAGGGCACCAAGCCAACACGCTTGTCTGATAGCTCCAACTCCGCATCGATGGCCGATAGACCTTTGATGGTGGGTGTGCCGCCGATGATGATTTTCGAACGACGAAAGGTTTTGAGTCGCTCCTTCGCCAGCTTGATGCTATCGCCCTGCCCGCGCAGGTTGAGGTTGCAGTCGTCCGGCTCCTCAATGGCCACCCGTGGCACTGGCGTGGACTTCACGCTGGCCGGGCTGTTGGAGCCAACCATTTTCAGGAAGCCACCAGGAAAACGCTTGAAGTCCTGCCTTTGTTGAAGCTTGCGGCTGCGCAGGTCGACCTTCTTGCGCAGCCGTGGCGTGGCTTCGATCATCGGTTCGAGCTTTTCGCCGACGTACTGTTTGGCCGCTTCGGCTTTGGGAAACAACACCAGGATCGGTGACGGGTCAATGTCGATCCATTTGCCCAGGGCATTTCCCAGAACGCCAGACGTCCAGGCCACCTGTGCCGATTTGCGGCCGACAATCTCGCTGACGGCTGGATCGTCCAAAGCTTCCAACGGCCCACCGGGCCAGATCAGGTGGGGCGTCACGTCAAAGCGATATTTGCCGGGGCGTGCCGCTTCTTCCGGTGCAAGCCAGCGGTACTTGTCCGCCCACTCGATAATGCTCATGCGGGGCGGCGGTGCCCACTTGCGGCAGGCGCCGCGCAGCGCTTTAGTCGCTGTCTTCCTCAAGGCCCTCCGAATCGTCCGGTTCGTCAGAATATCCATCTGACGGGGCATCATCCTTGTCATAGTCAGAAAGCCTCCTCAGGATGGCTTCAATGGGGTCGCGAATGAGCTGCTCGTCAACTTCCACGTCGTAGCGCGCCGACAATTCGGCGGCTAACGCGTCCGGAAAGGAATTGAGCAGCTCCACTTTGGCAGCGGTGATCATGGCTTCGAAACGCTCGACCAGGTCAGCCGCAATCACAACCTCGCCCAGATCCTTGGCCATCGCGAGTTCTTCGCGGTCGGCACGGATCCGGTCGAGTCGGTCGCGTGAAGATTCTTTTTTGCCGTTGAGTGCGGCTTGGTGCATCAGCCACTGAATGACGGCTTCGGTGTCGTATTGGTTTTCGTTGCCCCGACCGAGGCCGAACTCGGTCACAGGCATGCCGTCGTTCTGCCAACGGGTCAGGGTGCGTTCATCACGGCCGACGATCTCGCTTAAATCGGCCTTGCTAACTGACCTGCCCATATCTATCCCTTTGAAAAGACGGACATCCCTGCCAAATTCTCAGCTGCAGAGATCCCGCGAGTTCGCTAACCCGTGTAGGGGGCGGCCCTCAGGGAGGACCCGGAAAAATGGCGCCCCCGCCCGGCCGCCGACCTAGCTGCGGTCGGTCGATGCCGACTCCGAAACGCCCAACCGCTTCGCAGCCCATCGTTCGTACAACCCGATGGCTACATCCGCACCGGCCATCGCCGTGAGGCACCCCAAGGCGCCCGCCGTCCAGATCGTCATGCCGGCGGCGATCATCAGCATCATCGCCGACACCCCGCAGACAATGCAGGCTCCGGATCGAAGCGCGAGGCGGCGCAACAACGCCCACCCCCGCGCCCCATCCTTGTCGGCCCGCCACATCTCCCCCGATACGCCGCCGACCAGAGCCAGGACGATCACTAACCAGATCGGCATCTCTGCCAGCGCTTGTTGCTCGTTTGTCATCGCCAACCCCTAAACGCAAAAACCCGGCGCAATGGCCGGGTTTGGTGGTGTGGTGCCTGCCGCTCACTGCGGTCGCACCTATCGAAGATGACTACTTTTTACAGGTCGATTCCGGTGGCAGCAACCCTGTTTTAATGCCACCCGGTGAATAAGTGGGTAACGCAGGGTGAACGCCTAGCGAATGTCGGTGAATACACCAACACGGCATTCTGTTGCTTCAGCGGTGTCCCATTCGTCCCACTTTCTAGAATCGAAGTGGGACGCCTGAGAACGCCTAAATTCGGGGCTTCGCCCCACTGTCCTACTTATCTTTCTCCTTTCTCGTGTAAAGGAGGAAATTTAAAGAACACGCATGCGCGTGAAACGCGCGTACTGCTGCCCGCTACGCTTACACGGGCGGGAGGCACTTTGTAGCGAGACGGTGGGACAGCCCAACAACGACAAGGCCCGCACCTGTCCCACTGCATCAAAACGCAGCGAGACAAGACGGGCCGGTGGGACAACAACAATGGGAGCAATGCCTGGGGTCACGCAGCCAGCCCCATCATCACGCCGAAGATCTGCAGGTGCGCATCATGCAAACGTTGGTAGTACGTATCTCGCCCACAACCGCAGTGGGCATACCGCAGGCGCATATCCACATCGAGCGTGCAGTAATGCTCACGCACCACCGTCACCAGCTCCGGCGCGAGGTGCTTGGTCACGATCAGCTCAATGTCCAACGAACTTTCCAGCGGCGCACGGAAGGCCCGCCGCCCCCTGATCAGTTGCCCGTTGCTCTCCATCATCATCGCAACCATGTTCCCCCCAGCAAGCCCCCCTTTCGAATGTTCGGAGTGCAGCTCCTGCGCCCACAACCTCAGCAGCGAATCGATCTCCTTAATCAAAGCAAGGCTCCTCGAACGCTTCCCGCTGCAACGCCGAAGCACCGCCCCACCCTGCTGGCTTCTTGTAAGCCCACGGTCGCTGCCCACTTTTCACCAACGCAGGCAACCGCACGCGCCGCCACCCCAGCCGATGCATGATCGCCCCGACGCGCATCTGCTCCGGCTTGCCCCAATGCCCAAAGTCCAGTTTCAGCGCATTGGCCAGCACTTCACTGCCGGTGGTGGTTTCGCCGATCTGCGACTCTTCCAGCCATGTGAGAATCGGCCCTTCCCATTCATCGACAACGAAGCGTTCGTCCTGCTCTTCGCCGAACATTGCAGCCTCATCCAGCGTCACCCACCAGAGATCGCCCGCGTCGTAGCAGAACACCGCTTCAGCCCAAAGCTGATCGCGCATCGAGCGCAACAACTCCAGATCCACTTTGGTACACGCCACCGGCCAGTAACGTCGGTTACCGGTCGCGTCCTTCAGGTACTCGTCCTGGTTCGTCGTACCCACGAACACGCACTGACGCGGCACGTCCATAGTGCGCCGGCCGTAGCTCTCGCGGTAGGTGTCCGTCGACGCGGAGAAAAACTGCTTGGCTTTGGTGCTCTCGGCCTTGTTGAAACTGTCCAGCTCACCCAGCTCGACGATCCACTTGCCCCGGATTGCCTGAAACCCGTCCTTGTCGCCCAAGGCAAACGGCGTATCCATGAACCACTCACCGCCGAGAATGCTCATCGCCGTCGACTTACCAGCGCCCTGCGCGCCCTCAAGGATCATCACCGAGTCAGCCTTGCATCCCGGCTTCATCACCCGAGCCACGGCTGACAACATCCAGCGCTTGCCAACCTTGGACGAGTAGTCGGTCGCCTTGACGCCCATGACGTCAGTGAGCCAGCTTTCCAGGCGCGGCACGCGATCCCACTCAAGCTTGCGCAGGTACTGCCGCACCGGATGAAACGCATGATCATGCGCAACCACACTCACCGCCTCGATCACATGCGAGGCCTTGACCCGCAAGTTGTACTGCTGCGCGAGCCACTTCATCACCCGCACATCATCAATGTCCGCCCAATCACCCGTGCCGCCGCCATAAGGCGCCGCACGCAGCTTCACGATCTTCGAACTGAACGCGCTGTAGCTGATCACGCCGGCCCAACGCTCATCGTTGGCCAGAATCAACTCGACGTTTTGCATGTGCGCAATCAACGCGCCGCTTTCACTGCGGGCCAGCATGTCCTTCCAGCCACCAGCGGCCGGCGGCTTGACCACCGCCAACACCTGACGACGCACCGCTTCCAAACCTTCCGCGACATGCAGGTCGTTAAAGTCGGTCCACTTGGCTTCCCGCTCTCCGGAAAAGATCGGCGCGACCACCTGGCCACCGACAATCAGCGCCGCGTTGTTCGCTTTCTCTTCACCGGGGTTCCACGCATCGCCATTCGGCTTCGTGGTCTTCCAGTCATCATCTCGGCAGATGATCAGCGGGCAACCAGCAAAGCGCTCGCGCATGGCCTTGCAAACCACCAGCAAATTGCCCGCATCAAACGCAACGGCCACGGTCAGTGACGTGGCCATATGCAGGCTTGCGCCGGTCGCGTAGCCCTCGCATACCAATACAGGCTCGCCCGGATCCGGGTGCGGTCCGATCAGATGGAAGGCGCCCTCTTTCGACATGCCATAAGGCCAATAGGACTTGTCGCGACCGGTGTCCTCCTGCTTGGTGGGGAACACCACCTGCAGGCCGACAATCTCGTCGCGCACGTTGCTCATTGGTACCAAAAACGCCCCGGTGCGCGGCGCATACCGAACCCCGAAGCCGACAATCTGCTTTCGATCCAGATAGTCGCTACGGCCCTTTTCCGGCATGCGTTTGAACATCCCCGCCGCCCGATTCGCCGCACGACGTGCCGCATTGGCCGAGATCTCGGCAGCCCGACGCTTTGCCTCATCCTGCCGAGCGCGCATGACCTCACGTTCTTCCGGCGACATCCGCCCGGCCTTCACCTTGATCTTTTGCGACTCACCCGAACGCCAATCACCGAACGCTCCGAAAATCAGCGTCTCGCCTTTCTCCGTGCGCTGCTCGTGAACGACATACCAGCCGTTCTTTTCCTTCCCTTTGTCCTGCGCGGTCTTACACCGAGTCAGCTTGCCGAACACCAGCGGCTGCGCAGGTTCAAGCCCGTAATCGGCGAATTGCCCCAATACCTCATCGAGCATGGTGTGCCCCCTTCAATTCCACGAGAGAAAGGCACCCAACGCACTGTGTGCAACCGGGCTGCGCCAAACGACGAGCCTCAGGGATCGGGTCATCACACGTTTCGCAGAACAGAAACGAATGCGCCACCAAGGCAGGCTTGGTGGCGTTGCGTGCAGCGAGCGCCTGATCGATACGCTCCTGCACCAGGTCATTTGCGAAGTCAGCAATGTCAGCCACGATCAACACCCCGCGTCGTCTGGTTGACATACGTGGCGCGGTTGAACAACCCCAACAGCCCCTGAATCCCACGGAACACCTGCAGGCGAATCGCGGCGAGTTCCTCATCGGAAACCACCCCGTCGCCAATGCTCTTGGCCCAGGTATCCGCCAGATCCGCCACTTGCCGGAAGTACTCGGCAATCCCGGTGGTCAGCGTCTCGGGCATGTCGTTGGTGTACGCCTCAGCCAACTCCTGCCAAATCGTGTCACCGACCAATGCATGCACCGCATCCAGAATGCGGCGATCCTTCGTCAGCTCCAGAATCTCGCCGAACTCTTGAATGTTCACTGTGTGGCTGGGATGGGTTGGGGACAGCTTGTGCTGCAGCGTGGTCGCATTACGGCCGGTGGTGGCGGCGATGGCGGCGGCGCCACCGGGGTAGTCCCGGGCAGCATGGTAAAGCGCGAGATCGAGCGGCAGGACTTCCCGCTGCGCCCGGTCTAGAGAGCTCAGAATGATACGACTCATGGCATTAATCCTTGTAAGTTGCCAGTGCCGTGCGACATGCAGTGGTGATACATTTGCCGCGTGGCTTGAAAGGGCCAAACGCCGGCTAGATCTTAGGGATCGATACCGGCACCGTGCCGGGGCGAGCAATCCGTTGCTCACCCCTGGCGCAACAGCTGCCCAATCTGTGGTGGAAAAGGCAGCAACACCAAGGCTTCCGAGCCTTGGAAAGCGCGATAAAGAAAGGTGGTTGCATGTGGTGTGCCCTCCTACCTTTATCGCGACCCGACAGCGCTGTGGTGGTGCGTGTCGGGAGGAACTGGGCGACCTATTGGTCGCCTTTTTTCTGTCTACGCTACAGCTTTATAAGGAGCCGAAACGCTTAAAAGCCAGGTTGCTTGAAACTCATTGCCTTTCTGCTCAGCTGCTGCAGCCAACAGCTCAGCGTATTTGGTTTCGCCGGTGTAATCCGTTCGCGGCAGACATGCAGCTTGGCGCCATTTGTTCAATGCCTGATAGCTTCTATTGCATACCTTCGCGGCCGCTCCGATGCCGCCTACGGCTTCAAACGCATACGCGATTGCGCTCGGAAAATCTGCGGGGTTCAACATGACAACCTCTATTTATCAACTCGCGGTTGATATTATAGATCAACTGACTATTGCGCAACCTTTATGAGACTCTCAACCCATGGTTGATAAAAATTCTCTCCGCGCAGCTTTCAGCGAGCGCTTACACGAAGCACTCGATGATGCCGGCGTACGCGCACGCGGTCGTGGAGTAGATATCCATCGTCAATTGAAAAGTCATGGTGTTGAAAAAACCACTCAAGCCATCAGCAAGTGGCTAAACGGTGAAGCGATGGCTGAGGCGGACAGCATGGCCGCCCTCTGCGCATGGTTGAAAGTTCGACGTGAATGGTTGGAGTACGGCGTTTTACCAAAAGAACAGACTGGCGAAAGGAATGTTCGGCGACTAACTACATATGATGGAAGCAATGTAAGCGAATTGAACTATCACTTCGGCAAAGTACCACTAATTTCGTGGGTTCAGGCTGGCGCCTGGTGCGAGGCAGTCTCAAACTTTGAAGGTCATGACCCCGATTCGTGGCTCTCATGTCCAGTGCCGATCAGCAATCAAGGGTATGCGCTTAAGGTTCTGGGCGATTCTATGACGAACCCGGGACCTGGAAGAAGCTACCCTACTGGATGCATTATATTTGTAGATCCCGAGGCAGAAACAAGAACGGGGGATCGAGTAATCGCAAGAGTTCCACGCA